AGATCTTCTTGTTGATCCTGTCGTAGAGAGCAGTGACCTTAGTCTTAGCATCTTGGCTGATACTATCCCAGAAAGTTTGGATAGTAGAGATACCGATATTCTGCTCCTGAGGAAGCCCTGTAGCTTGGTCGAAGGTCATGGCATGGATACCATACTTGGACCACCAGAAGGGCACTCCCTCAGCCTCTACGAAGGCCTCAGGGGTAAGCATACCTACGCTAGTGATAAGACGTACAGAGTAGTCCGTAGCACGGAAGATGTTATCGACACCATTGATCGACCACACACCGTTGTCAGCAAAGACGTAGAGGTTAGCACCGAAGGAATAGAGGAACTTAATGTTCACTGCATCAGGGATGCTAATCAAACCACCGTCAGTGTCTAGCAGGTCACTGATATCCTCTGAGGTAGGGTCATTGATCTGGAAGCAGTTACCAAGATCACCTAGGTTCTCAATCAAACGAGAGAAGAGAATAGTACCTGAGTTAGCTGAACTCTCTAGGCCAGCATAGAAGACACGACCAGCAAAGGAAGCTACTGACTTGAATCGAGACGACTCAGTAACAGTAGGTAGACCTGCTACACCAGAAGCAGCAGAACGATCCTTAGAGAAGAAGTCTAAGACGAAGTGACCATTGCCTGTAAGCGAAGTACCTGAGAAGATCTTATCCCACTCAGTCTTAGAGAAGTTACCACTAGCATCCTTACCTGCATACCAAGGCAAGGTCAGGGGAGGGTAAGATCCATAGGCTGTAAGAGCAGCAGCACCATACGTACCAGTCCAACCAGCATTAGCTGTGTCGTACTCACGACCAATAGAAGGAGTTAAGGTCTCTGTGCTGTAGGTAGTCTTGTCACCAGCCCAATCAAAGTCACGTACCTTGAAGCTAATAACAGTAGTAGTCAAAGTCTCAGCTACGTTATTACGTTCAATGTAGACAGTGTTGATAGCAGGAGAGGCTACTACAAGAGCACCCTTGAGGGATGTGAACTGGCACTTAACATTAGCTGCACCTACACTTCCTGCTACCTCATAGGCCGACAGATCAACTGTATGGCTAAGCTCAGTAGCAGAGTAAGGAGGAGATACTTTATTGTAGAAGTGAAGGATAGCTCCTGTCTGAATGACAAGGAACTCTAGGCCAGCTTGACCACCTACGTTCAACCACTTATCTGTGTGTACCAACTCAGTGGTAGCAACAGTAAAGGTAGAGAGAACATTACTAGCCTCTACTTCTACTGCCTTACGACGACGACGAGAACCATCACGACGAAGGTCACAGTTAAGTTCATCTACTGAAGCATCAGGTGGAAACGTAAGCTCAGCAGCTTCAGTCACCAAGCCCTTGATGAAGGTGTTGATCGTCTTCTGACTTAGACTTTGCGGCATCTTTTACCTTCTTACGTTCTTCCCGTTCCTGGTGAAAGTTCTCACGACGAGCAGCAGGAGTTTCTTTCATGGTCCTGAAGTACTGAGCGACAGCTTCTTTAGCCCTAGGCATATCAGAGAAGCGACCCTTAAGTTCAGTAGGTAGATCACCCTTCTCAGTAACTACTTCAAAGAAGATAAAACCATCTTGAGACTTACGGATATGTAGTGGATGGATCATCTTAGGAGACTTGCAAATGCAGGTTAGCTTTGATGGGTCTTCAATAAATTCCAAAGGGGTTACCTTCCGTAATGTGGACGTTTGTTAGCTCGCTTAGTCTTGTACATATCATTCTGTACAAAGGACTTCAGACGACGAGCAGCTTGTTCTACCTTAGGATCACTACCACTCTTGAACAGAGAGAAGCAGACTGACTTACTCTCAGCCAACAGGTAAGGCATCATGGTATCGTCTAGATCAGGTTCAAAGTTATCAGTGATACTGAAGGTAGGATACACAGTACCGTATGCCTGAGTCTTACTCTCTTGTAGGGTAGACTCTACAGTAGCATTGTAAGCATTCATAACAATGTAGTTGTCATCAAAGCTTGTGTAGTAGGTAGGCATAGTATCGTTGTAGATAACCAACGACGTACCTGCTGATTGGTCAGGTACCAAGATAGAATTGCTAGTGCTATATGCTTGACGATCTAAGAAGACTAGAGGTTCAACAAAGGTTACTTCGGAGTAGTTAAGACCACCATTCAGGTCAGTGTTGTAACGTAGTGTAACAATCTCTTTGAGGTCAGTAGGGTAGACAAAGTGAGTAGGCTTAGTGTTATCCGACAAAGAAGTCATCTTGATAAGACGCTTATGCTCAGGGATCTCACGAGCAGAGATGATGTTGAAGTAAGTATCTTCAATTACAGAAGCAATCTGTTGTGCTTCTACCGAGTCACTAATAGAGTTAACAGCCTCTGAGTCCATGTCACTCAGGATCGACTGAACCATAGAGAGGAGAGTAGTCTTCATTAGGCAGGTACCCCCATAGTAGTCAAGCTTGCAGAAGCTACGTTAAGAGTAAATGCTGCACTACCTTTGATGAAGATCTCTAGGTAATCATTAGTGCTGAAGGAACCATAGTCAGTAAGAGTAGCTGACTTCCAGTCACCAGTAGTAGCTGTCACAATGATATGACCACCATTCATAACTACACCATTCTTGTAGAAGACTAGCTCAATGTCACGACTAGTGCCTGAGTTGTTCTTGTAGTTGAAGGTGAAGTTAACAGCAGCAGTGATACTATTAGTACCAGTGTAAATAAGACGAGCATTAGGAGTTGTTGATCCACTCCACCCTAAAGCTGTAGAGACTAAGAAGGTAGGGTCAAGAGGAGTAAAGCTAGTTGTTACAGAATGATTGTAAGCAGGAGTAGTAGCATCAAAGGCAATGTATCCATTGATGTAGTTATGGTTCTGTGTCCAAGTACCGCTACCTGCTCCGTTAGCAATGTAGACTTGTCCAGCAATAGCAGTAGAGGCACCCTTAGGTTCATGTAGGTAAGGATCTGTAAGAGTGTTATGGTTTACGTTAGCCATCTTATGTGTATCCTATTAGTGTATACCTAGGGTGGGTACATACAGTAATGTAATTATACTGTGTTTGGAGAATTTGTCAAGAGTTATTTTATAGGGTGGAACCTATTAAAGCTCCACCCCTTCTTCTTAGGCTTAGCCGATGTACTCGATAACCAGCTTAGCAGCACCAGCGGTGAATGCAGCGGTATCATAGTCCAGCGAGACGTAAGCAGGAGCCGTACCAACGGTAACAACACCAGCAACGGCAGCACCGTTACATGCAACTACGTCACCGATAGCATCGATAGCGGTCACTGCAATAGCAGCGTCGATACCATCAGCATCAATAGCAACACCAGCAGCAGTTTGCAGACCGATGTTCAGAGCAGCAGTTGCACCAGCAAATGCAGTCGTAACAATCAGGCTAGCTTTGGTGATGTATGCGCCCGCAGGAATGAACGCATCGTTAGCAGCAGGAGCAGCAGCAGACGAACCAATGGTGGTTGCATCTGCGATGTTGATTACGAGGTACTTAACCCCATACTCAGCACCACCAGTGAGGTTAACCGAACCTTGTGCACCATTGGTAAGAACCAAGAGGCCGTCAGAGTTAGTGTAAGACATATCTATATCTCCCTATTACACGTTGGTTTTCGTGATAACACGAACCATGTTCTCAGGACGATACAGCTTGACACCGTAACGAGCAGTAGTGACATACTCGTGACGCTGGAAGTCTTTGCAGTATTCGTAATCGACCTCAGGCATTTGACGCCATGCACCGACGAAAGGCGAAGCAGTGGTGTTTGCCGAGAAGAACAGGTTAGCCTTACCATTGACAGACGAGAAGTCCACGTTAGCAGGAGTCGAAGCTTTGTTAGCCAACGCACTATCCGTTGCAGTAGCAAGGTAGTTCGAGGTGTAAACGTCGAAACCATACACGTTCTTGACGAAGCGCATACCAGTAGCGATACCCGACGACACGATACCTTCCCACATTGGGTTGTTAGCAACCGAAACGAGGTTCGACAAGGTGTTCAGGGTGTACTCACACGAAGCATCCACGATAGCAATCAGGTTCGTGTCAGGCACGTTAGCCTTCTTCAGAGCATAACGAGCACGAGCAAAGTCTGCTACGTCAATGACTGCACCAGTACCCGAACCAGCCCAACGGTGAGCAACACCATCGATGTTCTCTGCCGAGTTAGCTGCAACACCAGCTTCTGGGGTAGCCAGAGTGGTTGCTTCGAAGTGTGCCATGATAGCACGCTCTTGCTCAGGAACAAAACGGCTCATCAGTTCAGCCGAATAGAACGAGTCCTGCTCAGCCTTCTTCGTGATGTACGAAGCGGACGACAGATACTTGTCAATGGTGAAGGTGAACTCACCAGTGTCCATTGGACGGTAGGTTACAGCAGTATCTTCGCTGTAGTTATCTACCTGAGCTTGGCCAATCGAAGGGATCGTAAACTGATCGCCATCAGGGAAGCCATCAAGCATACGTACGTAACGCTGTGCTTGCATCTCATCACGCAGAATCTCCTTAAGCTCGCCAGACCAAATCTCCGAGCGAGTAAGGAGAGACATGTTGCCAGTATTCATACCAGACATTATTTTATCTCCATTAGATTAAAGACCGAACTTAGGCCCAAGACGCTGACGATCATTCATCAGTTGTTGTTGTACTTTGGGGCTATAGTACGCCGATTTGTTTTCCCGACGAAGGTTTTGGTAGTAGTTCCAATCACGTTCCGTCGAAGCTTGCATATTGACGCCTTCAGTACGAACAGATCCTTGTACCATTGGGCTAAAGGATTTCTTCTGTTCACCTAGCAGGGCGAAGAAAGCGGTAGGCGACTCAGCAGCAATCTCTTGCATACGTTGTACACTCATACCTAGTTCAGAAGCTTTCTTCTGGATGGTAGCTACAGCTTCAGTGCCATAGGACTTCTCCAGTTCTGCGTCCACGATAGAGAGGTTCTGTTTAACAGTAGTCTCTTTATCACGGTTAGTCAGCGTCTGTTCAACAAGGCTCTTTAGGGATTCCTCACTCACTTGGGGCTGGGTATTGCCGTCAGTATTAGTGCTACCATTATCTTTATTGTTGGGTACTACAGCATTCACGTTGGTAGGAGCCGTGGCCTTATTCTGTAGTTGGTCAAGCAACTGTTTAGAGTACTCCTGCTTCCCAAGGTCTTCACGCATTGCTGCGAGTTGTTCCTCAAGAGTTTTGATATAGCCATCAGCTTCTAGTTTGCCTTTAGCTAGTACCTCAGGATCTTTCCAGTTGTCTCCCTTTACCGCTACGAGCTTAGCTAAGTAAGACTCCTGTTGTTCAGGCGTCATAGCTTGTTGCTCTGTCGTCTGACTCTGGCCCTCTGGTTGCTGGGCTTGGTCAAATACACTCATTGTTAGTCCTTGTGGTTAAGGTCGATTAAATTTAAGATGTCCTCAAGTACAGCATTGTACTCATTGACAGCCACTTGCTTAAACTCCCAACCTGGGGAGTAATCACGAACAGCATCACGTTTTAAGTAATGTTGTTCGAGAATTTCTCTGAGACCATCGAAGGCGTTACGGTAACCCATAACCTCAGCTTTACGACGATCACGTTCTGCACCTTTAAGGTTCTTCAGCCAGATAGCTTGCATTAGATACCCATCTGTTGAGCAGCCATAAGTTGCTCCTGATTAACCATCTCAGCATTCTGTTGGGTCTGCTGTGTCTCAAGCTGCTCAGTGATAGCAATGTTCTCGCTAAACAGTTTAGGCTCACCAAGCTCTTCAGCCATGATACGAGCAAACTCTTTACCAGACAGGTGAGCAGCTACCGAAGGATCAGACAACTTAACTTGGTACAGTTGAGTAAGGTTCTGTACACGACGAGCACGTTCAGCAAAGTGACGAGCACCTACTGGTACGATCTTACCGTTAGCTGTGATGTCTTCTTTAGTGACATCCTTAAACAGCATAGCCCCTGTGGCATCATCCATGACACGAATAGTATCACTCATGTTCATGTGACGACGAGCAGTCTCAAGCATAGAGTTCAAGATAGGCTCAAGGAAGGTACGTTCGAAGTGTGCAGTCTTATGTTCAAAGATACGAGAAGCTGAGTTCTGTAGGCTCTGTACTTCGAAGGCAGTCTTCTCACCAGGAGTACGGATACCCATAGCTTGCTTAGGTGCACCAGCCATCTCCTCCATCTTACTCTCAAGAATTTGGATCTGAAGGTCAGCTTGAAGTGCAGTACCATCTGGTTGCAGATAACCTACGTCACCTTCTTCACCCAAGTAGATACGTGCACCTGGTTCGAAGTCAAAGTCTTCTACGTCACCACGGATCTTCATAATCGGGTAGGCAATCTGATCGAACACATCAGCCTTGAGGTTCTCAAGGTGGTCAATGCGATACTGCATACCGACCAAGTTATCCAGTGGACCCATAGCATACAGGTTATCTGGGCGAGGACGCCAGCCAGCGTGGTAGATAGGAGCCTGACCCAACCAGCTAGGGTTCTCTTCGTTGCTGATAATGTAAGCACGATCTACCACAGTGATGATACGATCAGACCACAGCTTCTGTTCGTTGTAGTCGTAGATGTCACCGTAGAAGGTAAGGATCTCAACAAAGTTGGAGTCATAGTAGTGTTGGATAGAAGAGAAGCCATCAGCAATAAAGCCAGAAGCTTTGTCCAACATGCCATCGCTATTACCTACATACGCACGAGCATACAGCATCTTATCCAAGACTTGCTTGAAATGAGCATTAGAAGGATCAGCATCTACTTTCTTCTTGATCTCACCCAGAGTCATAATACTCTTGATGATCTTAGGAGTCTTAGTAAACGAAGAAGCAGTAGGGTTAAATACAATGTCGTAAGGAGAAACACGAACCAGCTTAGGGCCAACGTATTGAGTAGCTAGCTCACCACTCTCTTTGACTTGGTAGTTGTCTTCCCAAGTAACAGTAGCAAAGCAGTTGCCATACTGGATCCAATCATAGAGTAGATCAGAAGCTGTATTGACAAAGTCAGACTGACGTACCTTGTTATTCATGTAAGCTTGAATAACGTCACGTTTAGCTTTTACGTTACCTGCTGCATTCTCAGCTTCAAACCGCATCCACTTCTGCTGAGGGAACAGAGTAGCGAAGTAGTTAGCATGGAGGTTATCCATGATCTGAGTAAGCTTAGGGGTAGTAGTAGTGTTCGACCAAGGAAGGACAGCGTTACCTGTAGTACGAGTGTCAGTAGCGTACAGGTAGTTACGTAGTTCTTTCTTCTCTTCTACCCAACTGGTACGAAGCTCAGCCCACTCACGCCAACGGTTAGAGATCTCTACAGCCATGTTGTCTGGCCCTAGGATGTGCATGATGTCAATAGTTTCGCCAGCCATTAAGCAGCACCTCTGAATTTATGTGAAGACCAGACCACGTTACTTTTTCTTTGGCGGTGAAGAGTCTTACTTGGAGCAATAGCCATATCGACTACGGAAGCTAGAGCATCAATTACGTCATCGTGAGCAGGGTTACGTGTAGAGAGTTCTTCTTCTAGGATCTGAATGTTCCCACCACGGTAATGCCAGATCTGCATATTGTCGTAGCGAGGTTCAAGGATAGAAGCGATACGTTCTTGCTTGTTGCCTTGGTGTTTGTTAGGACGATACTCTTCAATGCTAATGGATAGACCATGTTGCTTGATTAGTTCTTTTAACTGTTTAACAATAGCAATCTGAGCAACACTTACTTCTGCTCTCATCTTTCTGAACGACCACTTGTTAGACAGTACAAGGATGTGTTCGAAGTACTCCGAGATCCTGTCAGTCTTAAAGCGGTCAATGTCTAGCACATACACACTGTTGCTAGCGTCAATACCAATGACGACAATAGCAGTAGAGTCAGACCGTTTACCCAAACTAAATGCAAAGTCTACAGCAGCAAATACATTCAGGCGTTGATCTTTGTAGAACCAGTAACCATTCTCAAGCTTCAAGAACTTACGGTCGTAGTATTGAAACTTGTCACTGCCTACTGGTACGTTGTCAGGATCAGATGGATCGTTGTAGTACTGTGCACGGAACTGACCTTTGTCTAGGTACTGTCCACGCTTCTTAGCTAGGATCTTAGCATCAAACCCAAACCACTTACCATCTCTACGTTGTTGACGAGGCCAGAGGAACTCTCCAGTACCGTCACCATTCTCTTCTACTGCCCTCTCGAAGACTTCATAGATGCTCTCTTCAGCAATCTTATTGAACTCATCGTCGTAGATATCTTCAGCCATAGACATAAGGTCGTTGTACAAGTCAGCAGGGTGGTAACGAGTACCTACTACCCACTCCCTAGCTTCAGCCCCTTCAATAGAGGAGAGAAGAGAGTATTGACTTTTAACCTTACCTCGTCCTTCACCTGAGTAAGCATTCTCATAAACAACTACGTCATCAAGAACTGCAATGTCACAGTGCATACCAGTAAGAGAAGTAGTCAAACCACCTGTGAAGATAGAAGGGTCACGGACGTTCTCCTTCTTACGACGAGGATGGTCTAATGCAATCTCAGAGTTAGTCCACTTAGACCGCTTACCTTCTTCTGCATGTACATGCTCAGGCCAGTACCTACGATAGATCTCAGAGGTAAGGATACCTTTAATGAAACCTAGTTGTTTCTCAGCAAGGTTAGCAGTAGCTGAGATGTAGAGTACACGTAGGGTAGGGTCTTTAGTTAGTTCCCAAACTACACGGTAAGCAACCATACGAGACTTCTGGTGGTCACGAGGAAACAAAACAAGTTGGTGTGTCTTATGTTCTTGACGGGTCCACCAAGAAAGAAGATCAGCATGACATTGACCTAGTACTTGGTCAGGAGCCACTAAACGGACAAAGACTTCTAAGTCATTCTCAGCAGCCGCCCTGATCTGGTCTACAGTAGCGTTCATGTTGTTATAGCCTTATTAGCCTATGTGTTGCAATTATACAACACCTTTATTTGTTTGTCAATAGCTTCATTGATTGTGCTAGTGTCTCTTTGTTCCTACGTGTCCAACCTTTACCGAAGGTAGGGAAAGTACGTAGACCCTCGTAGAAGCTCTGGCGGGCACCGTACAGGGCCTCTAGGATTTGCTTAGTGTCAGTAGCCTGAATAGCCTTAAGCGTCTGTGGGCCTACTACACCGTCTGGTACAGCCCCTACGATACGCTGTAGGGCTTTAGAGGGTCTACCCATGCCAGCATTGACACCCCAATCGAATACAAACCAATCGACACCACTAGGTAGGTTGTCACAGTTACCTTTGTCCCAGTAGTTAGTCTTGTAGATAGGAGCTACAACAGTAGGAGTTAAAGCTCTCATCTCAGCCTCTCCTACTTGACGACCAACAAACTGCTCATACACTGCACGTGTGACACCTAGGTTAGTC